CCATTCCATCAAGTAATGGCACAGGTGGTCCACATCGAAGGCCTGGACGACTGCCTGCGCTGCATGGACGCCGCTCCGGCCAACGCCGTGAAGATGACGCAGACCGCCCTGCGGGAGGCGTCGAAGAAAGCCGCCAGGCAGATCCGGCAGAAGACCCCGCAGAGGTTCCGCCGCCTGGTGAAGTACAAGGTCTTCAAGGGTCAGGTCACGAATAACCAGAACGCCCTGGTTGGTCTGTTCAACAAGAAGCAGACGAAGAACGGGAGCGACGCGGTGCCTGACTGGTTCAAGGCCTACTGGAAGAATTACGGGACGATAACGAAGCGTGACCCGAATCACCACTTCGACAGCCCCGTCAAGCGGGGGACTAAGAGCCGCCGCAACAATGTTGGACAGCCCAACGAGAACTTTTTCGAGGGCGCCATCGCAGGATGGGAGGGCCCTTTTATGGAAACCTTCGAGAATTCGATGGTTGAGCAACAGGATAAACTATACGACCGATGACAGAAAGCCTACGCACACAGCTCGTCAGCCTGCTCACCACGGCGAATGTTGACGTCCGCCTCTCCGAGGACGAGACGAAGGAATATCCCTTCGTCACCTACGAGATGACGGTCAACCCCGTCCGCGATAAGGACGGCGTCTGCAAGTACGTCGGCGAGACATACGTCAGGATCGTGTCCGACAAGTTCAGCGAGGCCGATACCCTTCGGGCGACCGTTGAGGAGGCCATCGGGAACGGGATGGGCTACGGTGCGCTGTTCAGCTCGCGCCTGATCTCGTCCGACAAGGACTGCGTGAACGGCGTCTGGACCATCGAGCTCTATTACAATCTGGCGCAGTACGGGGACGTCCCGGCACCTGCGTCGAACCAGGAACCCGCAAACACTTAATACGCCAGCACTATGCCCGTAGCAGGATATAACATCGCATTCAAGCTCGACCCGTCCTCGACGGGCGACCCCGAAGACGCCGTCACCATCGCGGGACGGACGCAGGACGACCTGACCATCGCGGCCAGGACGAAGGAATCCCTGACGAAGGACGACCAGGGGGCAACTCAGGTTGCAATCACCGGCCATGACATCACGCTCAGGGCGACCGGCCTGGTGGATGTCACCGGCAGCTACAACCGCGACGACCTCATCGCGCTCATGCTCGCCGGAGATCCCGTCGACTTCTTCTACGTCGTGAACGACGGAGCCACGTATACCGGCTCCTGCGTCATGACGAACTACAGCGAGAGCTCGAACGCATCGGACGACGCCACCTTCACCGCCGACTTCCGTGTCACCGGAGACATCGAGCCCTACGAGCCGGAAGAGGAGGCATAACAGAAACCCATTAAAGAACAGATACACCATGGCAACACCCGTAGCAGGCTACAACATCGCCTTCAAGATCGGCAACAAGACGCTCGCCGGTCGCACCCAGGACGACCTGACCATCGCCGCCCGGACCAAGGAGTCCCTCACCAAGGACGACTCCGGCGCCACCCAGGTCTCCATCACCGGTCACGACGTGACCTTCCGCGCCACCGGCCTGGTGGACGTCACCAGCGGCAGCTCTTCCATCCTCGACCGCGACGACATCCTCGCCGACGTGCTGAAGACCGGCTCCGCCGCCGTCCTCGCCTTCACGTATACCACGGCCTCCGGCACCTCGCTGTCGGGGAACTGCGTGATCACCAACTACAACGAATCCTCCAACTCCTCCGACGACGCCACCTACACCGTGGACTTCCGCGTGACCGGCAGCGTCACGGCCTCCTAATCACGATCGGCTATGAAGAAGGACACCATCGTGATCGCCGGTAAGACCTACCGCGTTGAGGTCAACTGGAACGCCCTCGCCTCTTTCCTCCGGGAAGTGGGGCGGGACACCATCGAGGATCTCGCCAGCTTCAACACCATCAGGCCCTCGGAGATCACCGCCCTCATGGCGGCCTGCATCTCCGAAGGCGAACGTCTGGACGGACGGGACTGCGCTCTCTCCGCCCTGGATCTGGGCGCCATCATCAAGCCCGAGGACGTGGCCGCCTTCATGGCGATCTACGTCCGTCAGAGCTCGCCCCAGATGGAGGTGGAAAACCCAAAAAAAGAGGAGCGGGAGGAAAAGCCCGCGCCCTGACGATCGGACAGGTCCGGGGCTGGGCCATCTCCCGCCTCGGACTTGACACCGAGTCATTCGGCCTTCTCAGGCAGGGAGAGTTCTGGGAGGCCATGACGGTCTGGATAGAGGACCGGAACGCCGAGAGGCGGCATGAGGCGGAGGTGATGCGCGGAGTCGGTCTGCGCCTTTTCAATCTCCAGCTGGCGAAGGGCAAGAGCCTGAAGCCGCACGAGTTCATGCCGTTCCCGTGGGACGAGGATGAGGCGGAGGACGAAGGCGGTCTCTCCCGGATGACCGAGGAGGAGAAGCAGGCCTCCCTCGACGCTCTAATGAAACACGTAAACTGGAAGAGATATGGCGAAGCAGCCGAACATGAAGATAGGCATCGGAGCCGACACCTCGGACTTCGAGAAGGGGGCGAAGCAGGTTAAGCAGGGTCTGAAGGACCTCGATAAGACCGGGCAGCAGTCCCTCTCGTCCCTGGGGGAGGCTTTCGGCGTGAACACCGGAAAGGTCGGTGAGATGACGTCCGCCATCCGCGGTCTCGGTGCGAAGATGACCGAGGCCAGCAACACGGGCGTCCAGGCGTTCGGCAAACTGCTCGGCTCCATCACGCCCCTGGGCGGCGCCATAGCCGGTCTCGGGCTGGCCGCAGCCATAGCGGGTTTCAAACAGCTCAAATCCGAAGCGGAAAACTTCAAGTCCACCATCGACGGCATGAATCTGTCGATGGCGACCGCCGCGTATATCTCGACTTACCGGCAGGCCCTGCACGACGCGAACAGCGACACCGGAAAGGCCGTGGCGGAGGCCATGTCCAACTGGGAGAAAGGGCTTGCAAGGTTCAAGGCGAACGTCGCCACCACGTTCGTCACGGCAGTCGGTCAGGACGGTAAATGGTACGACGCCGTCCTCCCCACCGGCTTCATCCGGGCCTGGAAGCAGGTCTCCACGAACATCGACGAGGCGAACGCCAAGGCCGAGCAGGCGGAGAAAATCGGCTACGACATGGCCGAGCAGAAGAAGGAGCAGCTCCGGCTCGACTACGAGATCAAGCAGATAGACGCAGACATCGCGGCCTACCGCCGTGACGCCAGCGACAAGACGAAATCAGCCGCCGAACGTGAGGCCGCCCGCGTCATGTACGCGGAGAAGGTCAACGAGAAATACGACAAGCGGGCAGAGCTCGCATCGAGGATTGAGCAGTCGACCGTGCAGATGGTCAAGCTCACCAATTCTTCCTACGAGGCCACGAAGGAGATGTATGATGCGAAGGGCAAGATCCTGGAGATCGAGGAGCAGCGCCAGAACGAACTGCGGGCCATAGACCGGCTGGAGAATAACATAGCAAAGTCTGCGAGCGCCGCCGCCGCTGCTGCTCAGAAGCAGAGAGAAGAGATGGCGAAGATGGCCTCCTATGCCGCGAGGCTTGCCGACATAAACGTGAACGCCGGAGTTCTCGCTGGCGGCCCGACTATTCAGGGGCAGGCCATCGGCCCGACTCTTGGCCTTTCCCAGCCGATCATTGACCAGTTCAAGGACCGCCTTCAGGCTTCCCTCGGTGACTTCACCATCTATGTCGGCGTAGAAGCGGACACGCAAAAAGTCGTGGATCTCTCGAACGAGCTCAATTCCCTGCTCCAGTCCAGCGTCACGAAGACGGCGGAGCTCATCGGAAACCTCGTAGGAACGCTTGCCGGTGGAGAAAACGCCTGGGGCGACTTCAAAAACGCAGCCCTCTCCGCATTCGGCGACATGGCCATCGCAGTCGGTAAGATCGCAATCTCTGCCGGCCTCGCATCTGAGGGAATTCAGGCGGCCTTGAAGATGGGGAATCCCTATATAGCGATTGCGGCCGGTGCGGCCCTCGTCGCTCTCGGATCTGCCGTGAAGGCGTCCCTTTCCTCCGTTGCGAATGGTGACTATTCCGCGTCCGGTGGAGGCTATTCCGGCGGGTATACGTCCAACGGAAGCGATGGAGGCTATGAGACCCGAGATATTAAGGTCTATGTGACCGGAACGCTGGAGGCTGACGGCGACAAACTGATAACCGTCATAAACAACACGAATAAGAAGAATTATTACACGCAGTAATGGCATACGGGATCAAATATCGCTTTCGCTTTGACTCCGAGAATGGGGTCCTCTATACCGTTAACATACTGAAAGACGGGTATAGCGGGAGCATTACAGATCGGCCTCTCGGAAAGTCCCCCGTGATCCGTATGCAGGAGAGCGGTCCATTCCGCGCAACGAGCTGTAACCTGGTCCTCGAGTGTCAGTCCGACGGGGAGTTTGCGGAGTTTTACACAAGCGATCCACTCCAGTATATGGTGCAGGTTTTCCGAGGGGGAGTCATAGGCAGCGGCGGCGTTTTGATCTGGTCGGGATTCATCGCCACCGAGATCTATTCAGAACCGGACATCGCGCCTCCTTACGACGTGAGCGTTACTGCGACGGATGGCCTCGGCGTCCTGAAAGAGTACGATTTTGAGGGGCGTGGGCTTCAGAGGGTCCGCGAACACATAAACTTCTTCTTGAGGAAGACGGGGCTTGAGCGAAACATCTACTGTGCGATGAGCCTTGGCCCGACGTCCGGATCTCCCATATCCTTGTTTGATTCCATCAGCATCAACATGGACTATAAGGCTGGCGAAAACTGCTACGACGTATTCGAGGAGCTCCTGCGGACGTTTCACCTGACCGTTACGCTCTATCGCGGAAATTGGTTGCTGGTCCGCGAGACGGATCTCGCCGGGAGCATTGACGGCTCCGGCGCGCTTTCGGTATATAGTGTTCCGCCGCGGGCCAATCAGGCAGCGAGCACAACGACCGCTACGGTCTCCGATGCAAAGAAGACCATCGGCCAGATGGGCGTTGCCGACGTCTGGCCCGTCGGGTATCTCACCCGCCGCGTGGTCCCTGCGAAGAACGAGGTCTCCGTCGAGGCTCCCTGGTATCCTGTAAACGGCGCGCCTTCCGTCCAGGATGATCTGTGGGACACGAGCGGGTATATATACGGGGGCGCGACCTTCGTCTCTGTTGGGGACGGA